GTGGAACATCATCACCCTGGGCGACACCAACGGCGCGACCACGCCCGATTCGAGCGGCGGCAACTGGATCGGTGAATATGCCGATCCCGGCACGGCGCTGCAGGCGACGATCGCGTTCGTGTCCGACCAGAGCGGGCAGGCGCGGCCGGGCAACGGCGACTATCGGCCCAGCGGTGCGTCGTCGCCTGCTTATGGCCGCATCCCGGCCGGCAGGGCGCTGTCCGCGTTCGATCTGGCCGGCATCGCTCGGCGCAACGACGGCACCGGCGCGGCCGGTGCGTTTGAAAGGACCGTGTGATGGCCCAGATCACGACAGCACAGGATCTTGTCGCGGCACTCAGCAAGTGCGTCGGCGGCGAACATATCGAGTGCAGCACTCCGCTGACTGGCGTCGCCCTGAAAAATCACCGGTTTCCGGCTGATAAGCCGGTCCGCATCAAGGGCCATTTCAGGGCAGATCAGCGGGCGCGCAACGGGTGGACAAACGCTCTCGAGGCGTTCGGTTGCGCCAATATTGAGTTCGAGGAGAGCCATTTCGAAGGCGTCGTGGTGTCCGATTACGAGCGCTATGCGCGCGGGCTCTACATCGAGAGGGGCGAGCGCATCGCATTGCGCCGCTGCCGTCTCGGCGATGGCAATCAGGGTGCCTTGATCAACAGGGTGGACGGCCTCGTGATCGAGGACTGCGATTTCCAGTCCCTTGGCAACTTTGGGTTGCAGGGCGCGGTGCTGAAAAACTTCGTGCTGCGCCGCAACATTTTCAGCGGCTTCCACCTAGCTTTTGATGCGACCCTGTCCGCTCATGTGTCGCCGCACGGCGATGCAGTGCAGCTGATGGCGGTGCCCGGATATGAGGCCGGGTGCGAGCGCGGACTGTTTGAAGACAATCTTGTGTGGTGCGATGCCGACAACAAGGTCCAGGGCATCTACCTGCAGGACTTGGCCGACTGCGCCCTCAAGGCCGGACGGCCGCACCGTGACATCCATTTCCGGCGCGACGTCCTGCTCGGGGCTGGGTGGGACGCGCTGGCCCTTGACGTGGCGGGCGGCGGCCTCGTCATCGAGGATGTGCAGGCGCTCATGATCCAGGGTGGGCGGCTCGCGCCCAGCGATCCGCCTGGCGGGCAGCATGTCGTCGAGGCCAGGATCAACATCGCAAGGGAGATCGGAGCGCAGGTGATCCGCTCCACTGCTTCTCGATTGATGCTGCCCGGCCAGTATAACGCGCGGATCGGCGGCTTCACGACTGCGCCCCAGATTTCGCAGGCTGAAGCCGACCGGATCGCACGGCAATGGCTGAACCGGCACCGTTCTGCGCCATCGAAGCCGTCAGATCCGCGCGCCGCCGAAATCGAGCAGCTGACAGTGGAACGCCGTCAACTCGACGGACAGAGGGCGCAGATCACGCGACGGATCCGGCAGATCGATAATCGCTTGCGCACGCTCCGGCGCGCGGCGGCATAGAGCATTTCTGGCGGGCACCCAAAAACCGCGTATCTTATTGTTTTACGAGCTTTTTTTGCCCTTTTGGGCGCGACTGGATCGCAAACCGGGAAGTGCATTGATTTGCAACGTGCTTGCACCGCAGTTTTCTGCCGTTTTTCAATGCGCGGTCATGGCGATCTGGGAAGCGGCGCGCCAAAAAATCGCCGTCGCGAGCCCTTTGCGCGGAAACGGCGGAAATCTGCCATTTTGTCCCGGATTATCCCGCCAAATCCCGGCCGGTTTGTCTCGGTATATTTATTGGCGGGTCACACTGGCGGGGGCCAAGCAGCTGCTGCCCGGCAATGCTGAGCGAGGCAAACCGCCCCTCCCCGATCCGCCAGACGCCGCCCGCGCGCACGGCCCAGAGCTGCCGGTCGATCACCCATGCGGTCATGCCGTCGACGCCCGGCGAGAGCCGCCAGCCATTCCCGGTCCAGCAGGCGAGCGCGCCGGGCGCATCCTGCCATTCCGCGACCGGCGCCGGTCCGACCAGCCAGCACTGGCCGGCCTGCGGGGCGGCCGGCGGCTGATCGAGCGGAGCGGTTTCGACCGCCGGATGGGCGAGCATGTCGAGCCTGACCAGCGCTTCATTGTGGGTCAGGTCCTTCTGGGCCTGCATTGCCGCGATCAGCGGCAGCCGGTGCCGCGCAGTCGTTCCATCCGTCATTGCTCATCCTCCATGGCAGCTGCCTCACGCACAATCGCGATCCGCCTTTCAGCCGGCCGCGACGCGGCAAAGCTCCCCAGCTGCACGACCCGCATCGTCACATCGGCACCGGCCAGCCGATCGCGCGCGACCTCGTCCGGGCTGTAGACATGGAACGCCCGGTCGGTCAGCCAGCTGCGCACCGGGCCCGCTGCCGGTGCGATCTCGACACGATAAGCCTCGCGTTCCTCGCCAATCGGCGCATCGCTGCCATCGATCCAGCGCCCCCCTTCGCGGCTCTGCCTGATCCAGGACAGGTCGAACCCGCCATCGGCACGACGCCGGGCGTCCAGGTGCACGGGCGGCAGCGGCCGGACCGCAGCGCCGATGCCGCGCACCCGGCTCTCGGCCGGCTGCAGGTCGCCAATCCCGCTCGCCAGCACCACCATGTCCGCGCCAATCGCATCGACCGGGGGATCATGGCTCCGCAGCGCATCCGGCTCGATCAGCACGAACTGTTCCCCGGCGCGGTGGCCGGCCACCGCCGCCCCGGTGCCGCGCCGTCCCCGGATAAGCCGGGACAGCCGCCAGCGACCGTCGCCCAGCGGCAGGGCCAGGCCATATTGGATCAGCTCGTCGCCGAGCAGCGCCAGATTGGCCCCGGCCATCAGGCGGCCGTTATCGGCATCCGCCAGCATCATCCCGGCATGCGCCATTTCGATATCCACGCTGTGCCGCAGGTCGAACAGCCCCGGATCGGCCGGGCCAAGCGCCGACAGCGCAGCGCCGATCAGCGCAGGTGCGGCGGTGTCCCCGATCGGCTGCATCTCCGCCATCGGATCGCGCCCGATCAGCAGCGCAGCGCGCCGCCAACCCGGCCTCACCCCGGCGGCGGCGATCAGCAGGCGGGGGCGCGCGACCGGCGTATCGTCGAGCGACGGCAGATCGAGCAGATGCACGCGCGTCGGCCCGTGCACGGCATCTGGCGGCAGAGCGGGACGCCCGGGGGCAGCGGGCAGCGCAACGGTCGAGCCATTGGCAAGCGCGGTCAGGCTGAGCGCAACGCCGTCACGGTCGATCCGCCGTTCGGCCACGCGCCAGATCCGGCCATCATCGGGCGTCCGCACCAGATCGCCGGGGGCAAGCGTCAGCCGTCGCCAGCCGCAGCGCAGCGTGCGTTGATGCGTCCGCGCCCGCCGGCGATCGATCGCCCGCTCCGCCAGCTGGCGCGCGGCACCGGCGTCGAGCGTGACCGGCAGGTCGATGCGCGCCTGCGCCTCCCCCGCCCCCGGCCGCCGGGCGCGCTGCACCCCGGCCTGATAGTCGCGGGCCGGATCGAGATAGCCCAGAGAGAGCACCGCCGGGCCGATGGTCGCGCCGCGCGTCTGCCGATCCTCGATCCCGATTTCCAGCGCCCCCAGGGCGACGGGCGGCCCTTCCCCGCCGATTCGCAGCCCCCGGCCGGCGGGCACCGGCAGGGCGGGCAACAGATCGGCAAACGTCTCGATGACCTGCCCCAGCGTGTCGGCGGCGACGATCATCCCGCCAACAGCATCGCCGCCCTGCGTGACGACCGCCCCCGCGCTCAGGTCCGCCAGCGCCTCGCCGGGCATGATCGGGCCGGGATCGGCCTCGACCTCGAAGGTCAGCGCGGGAATGCGGTTGCCGAACGGCGCCAGCTGCAATTGCTCGAACACCGCATAGGCGCAGCCCCGATAGGCGGGGGCGGCCGGCTCAAGCGATGCGATCAGCGGATCGGGCGGCTGATCCTCATCCCCTTGATGCAGGCGAAAGCCGCCCAGCTCCCCCTTCCAGTCACCGGCCGCGCCGCGCAGCAGATTGCCATCCGCCCAGATGCGCCGCACCGCGCGCACCCGCCGCCCGGACAGCAGCACCGCTAAGGACGCCGCATAGCTGTAGCTGGTCGTGCTCGGCCGCCCTTTGCCGCCGCCTTGCCGGTTCCGGGTTTCGATCAGATCGGTCGACCAGATCAGCGTGCCGGCGACCCGGACCGTGCCGAACAGCCGCGGGATCGGGGCACCATAGGCCGATGTCTGGATCCGCAGATCCTGCAGGCGCGGCCCCAATGCCCCGCGCGGCCCGAAAACACGACGGTCGACAAACTGGCCGAGCGTCGCGCCGATGGCGGCACCGACCGGGCCAAGCACCGCGCCAATCGACGTCAGAACAAGCGTCGCCATGATCCGATCACCTCCCAGGGAATGGGGCCGGGCCGTTCGACCACCCGGCCAAGCGCGGCATCGGCATGGATCAGCCCGGTCGGCGTCCACACGCCAAGATGCAGCTGGGCCGCTCCGGGCCGCATCAACACAATGTCGCCAGGCAGCAGATCATCGGCCGATGCGGGGACCAGCCCGGCCTCAGCAAGCGCGGCGGCCACACGCGCGGGATCGCCGCCGCGCAGGGCATAGCCGCCGGGCGCGCTCCGGCCGAGCGCCAGCGCCACCAGCCCGATACAATCCACGCCATGCGCCGGATCGCGGCCGTGCAGGCGAAAACGCACACCCACAAGCGCCCGCGCCGTCGCGACGATCGCGGTCATGGCGGCGGATACCGCGTCAACAGATCATTGCCGGGCACATGCGGCTCGCCCCGGAAGTTGCGGACATTGCCGAACCGGGCGGCACAGGTGGCAAGCAACCGGTCGCACCCCTCGACCATCATCACCCTTTCGCCCGCAACGGGGGCAAATGCCGGCGGCGCGGCCAGGGTGACGCGCGCACCACTGCTCGCCAGCACCAGCTGGCTCAGCCCGCCATTGCGCCCGTCGAGCCAGCGCAGCCGCCCCCAGCCCCAGCCATTGGCCACCGGCTCAACGATATCGAGGTCGATGACAGGGCCATCGTTGCCGGTCACCCGGCCGATCCGCATCCGGCCGGCCAGATCGACCTGGCACCGGCGATCCCCGAAGGTCGCGCGGCACTCGGGCGTCACCTCCTCGACGACCGGGCGGGCGAGCAGCGCCTCCGGCCCGGCCAGCTCGGCCGTGAACCGCCCCTGCGCCGCGCTCACGGGCCCGAGCCGCCCCTCGGCGATCACGACATGGCGCGCCGGGTCGGTCCAATCGGCGATGATCAGCGTGACTGCCGCCCCGTCCCAGCGCCCCGCGGCCAGATCGGCCGCGTCCAGCGCGTCGGCGGTCAGCGCGCCGCTGATCTCCATCGCGCCGTCGTCCGCCTCCCCGCCCATCACCTGCTCGACCGCAGACGGGGTCAGGCCGGGCGCGGCGCGATAGACAAAGCCGTCAATCTCCAGTTGACGATCATGGCCGGTCAGGCCGATGGCAACGCCGTCGCGCCGTTCGATGCGCCAGCACAGCGCCAGATGGACCAGCGCCGAATCCGCAAACGGGGTCATCCGCCTTCCTTCACCTCGATCAGCGGGACGCTGGGCGCCTCGCCCGCCAGAAAGGTGGCGCGGGCGATATCGAGCCGGTCCTCGGCAAAGCGCACCGGCACGTCGAAGCGGAAACCGGCGGTCACCGCCGCGCCGGCAGGCGGGGGCCGGTCGAGCGCGATCACGCCACCCGCCTCCAGCGCAAAGCCGGTCACTTCATCGCCGGCCACGGCCACCCTGATCGTCGCGGCGACCGGGCGGGTGATGCGCCGGGTGACATCGCCATAACGCTTGATCAGCGCGAAGCGGCTGGTGCGGCCGTCGCCGGTGCCGATCAGCTGGTCGCCAGGCCCCGGCACTGCATCGCCCGCGCAGGACCGGTCATCGAACGGATCGCGGAACCGGAACGCGCGCGCAGGCCCGCGCCGTCCACGAAAAAACGCCACCAGATCAGCAAGATCGCTCTCGGACCTGACCCCCGGCCCGGCATCGAAGCGCAGCCGCGCCTCGGCCCATTCTGCGCTGCGCTGTTCATGGCCGCCGGCACCGCTGGCAATGGCGGTCGAGGTCATCGCGCTCATGCTCGCCTCGCGACCGATTTCCAGCGGAAATGCGACATCATCGAAATCGTCCATGCGCTCCTCCTCGGGGAACCAGGTAAAGCCGTCGCGGATCACCTGCGGCAGCGCCCAGACAAATGTCTCAGCGACACCGCGCGCCATGGCGGCGCGCGCCGCGTCTGCAATCAGCGTCCATTGGGCGCGCTCCTCGGGCCGCAGCACAAAGCCGCTCAGATAATGCTGCTCTTGCAGCGGATAGCCGAGCCGCGCGGCCATCTCCGCCAGCCCCGGCGCGCTGCGCGCGGTCAGCCCGTCCGTCACCCATTCATAATCTTCGAGCTGCAGGACATCGAAGGCGGGCTTGCGCCAGCCAAGCGGGGCGAGCGCGCGCGGCAGATCGGGCGCGGCAAAGATCGTCGGCAGATAGAGCAGGATCAGCGCCTCGGCATCGGGCACGACCATGCGCACGGCGGCGACCAGATCGGCGGTGGACGCGGCAAGCAATGCCCCGGCGCGGTCGAGCAGCGCGCGTTCGGCTGCCCCCATCGGGGCGCCGACATCGTCGATCACCGGCAGATCGGGGCCGAGCGCGGCGCGCGCGGCCGTGTCATAGATATGCAGCCGCCCGTCGCGGCCGACCCACCACCATGGCTCCCCGACCTGAAAGCGCATCGCCAGGCCGGCGTCGCGCGCAATGACGGCAAAGGCGCGGGCCACCGCCTGCAGATAGGCCATCGCCCCGGCACTGGCCGGCGACAACAGGGTGGAGGGCGGCGACCAGCCGGTCAGCGCCGGATCGCCATTGGCCGCGCGCTGTTTCCAGTCTTCCGGGCAGTGGGCATCGAACAGCTCATAGCTCAATGACCAGATCAGCCCGTAATCCAGCGCCCGCGCCCGCACCGCCAGATCGCGGTGCCATGCGGTGCAGGGCGTGCACAGCGGATCGCCCGCCCCCGTCACCAGCCCGCCCGCCAGGCGGAAATAATGGCTCATCCCGACATAATGATTGATCACCCCGCGATAGCCGAGGTGCAGGATCGTGCGCAGCAGCCGGACGGGGGTGACGTTATAGGCATCGTCATAGCCGGTCGCGATCCGCAGGCTGTGTGGCGGCACCAGCACGTCGCCAATCTCCAGCACCGAAGCCGGGCCCTCACACGCAATCCGGGTCAGCTCGACAAAGGCCTCGACCGGCGCGGGCAGCGCGCCGCCTTCGGGCGCATAGCCGGGCGGCACCAGCGAGATGAACATGCGGTCGATATCGCCGGCAAAAACCGGATCGGCTTCGCCCGGCAGCGTGAACCCGCCCGCCAGCGCCCCGAAATCGAGCGTGATCCACGCGTCCTCGGGGCTGCCTTCGGCATAATTCCACAGCCGCACATACCAGGCCCGCGCCTGCCCGGCGGCATCGCGCCCCTCGATGGTCAATGTCGGGCCGTTGACCGCATCGAGCGGCACCACCCCTGACGACCGCCAGCGGAAGCGCAGCCGGCAGCCGCGATAATCGCGCTGCGTTTCATAAGCGAGCAGCGGATGATCGTGCTGGTCTTCGGACCACCAGATCAGCCCGGCCAGCTCGCCGCGCCCGTAAAACACCGCATCGACGCGCAGCGCATCGGGACCGGTCGTCACCACCGACGCCATCATCGGGCGCGGAAAATCGACCGTCCAATATTGGGGGTCGAACCGCTTGATGAAGCCGGTTTCCTGCACGCTGCGGTGCCGGGCGAGCCAATGTCCCATGATGTCCTCCCTGCCCGGTGCCGTCAGCCGCTCAGGCGAGCGCGCGGCGGACCTCGCGCGCGATCTGGCGGCTCGACCGCGCCAGCGCCTGCGCCGCATCGGTGCCGCCGGGCGCATTGACGGTGATCGCGATCCGCACGTCGCGCCCCGCCGAACCACCGGGCGCGATGCCGGGCGCGATCCGGCCCGACATGGTCGGCACGAACAGCTCCGGCCCCCGCTCGCCAACCAGATAGGCCTGGCCGGGGCCGACCGGCCCGCCCGTCGCGCGGCCGGGCAGCCCGCCGATCAGGCCGGTGAGCAGACCGCCAATCCCCCCGCTTCTGCCCGCCCCGGACATCCCCCCGCCAATGCCGGCGAGGATCGCCCCGATGCCCGATGTGACGGCGGACGCGGCGATCTCGCCCAGCGCCTGCAGCGCCACCCGCTTCAGATCCTCAAACCCCAGCCGGCCGGTGCGGACGGCGCGCGCCAGCACCGTCTCCAGCCCGCGCCCGGCACGCGCCACGCCGTCGCCGAATGGCCCTTCAAGCTGGGCGCGCATCGCCTCCAGATCGCGGGCAAAACCGGCGGTGTCGGCGCGCACGCCGATCACCAGCCGCTCGATTTCCTCATCCATCGGGATACATCTCCTTCAGCCGGGTCAGCAGCGTCGCATCGGCCGGCTGCTCCGCCGCCGGGGCGAGGCCGGTGACGGCGAGCGCGAGATCGGCGGGGGTCGCGGTCCAGAACTCGTCGGGCCGCCAGCCGAGCATCGCCCCGGCCATCCCGGCCAGCCGCGCGGCGGTGGCGGCAAACCCGCCCTCGGCCATGGTCAGCGCCCTTCGAGAATCTGGCGCAGCAGCACCGCCAGCGCCGGCGTCGCGGCGGCCAGCCCCGCCGCCGCCACCGTCTCGCCCAGCGCCTCGCGGCTCAGCTCGGCCGGCCGGTCGCGCAGACAGTGCCAGAACAGGGCCGTCATCTCGTGCAGGGTCAGCTGGCCACCCGCCGCCCGCTCGACCAAAGCGAACAGCGACCCCAGCTCCGCCTCGGCGGCGACCAGTGCGGCAAAGCTCGGCCGCAGCACCAGATCGGCCGCGCCGACGCGCAGGCTCGCCTCGCCGCGCACAGGGTTGGCCGCACTCACAGCGCCGCCACCGCGCCGGAGCTTTCAAGCGCGAGGGTGTAGCTGCGCTCGCCGTTGAAATCGCCGGCATAATCGAGCCGCGCGACCAGGAACCGGCCCTGCATCCGCTCCCCGCCCTCAAAGCTCAGTTCATAATCGGCCAGCGTGCCGGACAGGGCATGCGCCTTCAGCCGCGCCTCGGCGGCCGAACCGGTGAACACCCCCGCGCCCGACACGGACACCGACCGCACCCCCGCCCCCGACAGCAATTCGCGCCAGCCGCCCGAACCCTTGTTGGTCACGACCACCGCCTCGCCATTGATGCTCAGCTGGGTCGTGCGCAGCCCGGCCATGGTCTGATAGGCGGGCGGTGCCGCGCCATCGCTGATCTTGAGCAGAAAGGCGCTCCCGCGTTCAATCGGCATTGCTGTATCTCCCTTGTTCGCTGTCCGCCGCCGCCCCGCCATCGGCCAGCATCCGCAGCCGGTGCTCGACCAGCCCGGCCCAGCCGCGCGGTTCGCGCAGCATCCGCACGCGGATCATCTGCGCCCCGCCCAGCATCCAGCCGGGCAGGCGGCGCGGCAGCCGCGCCAGCGCGGCATCGACCGCATCGACCAGATCGCTGACCCGCGCCGGATCATCGCCTTCGTCCCGCACCCACAGGGCAAGGCGCAGCTCGCGCCCGGCCGCGTCCTTGACCGACCAGTCGGCCCATTGCAGCGGCTCGACCTCGATCCAGGGCGGCGTCGCGCGCAGCGGCGGGCCAAGGAACACGCCATTGGCGCGCGCCGCGATCACCGGATCATCGGCAAGCGCGGCGATGATCGCCGCCGCCAGCATCGGGGTCGTCATCGGATCAACCTCCCGAGGATGCGCAGGGCGGGATCGGTCAGCAGGCGGCGGCGCAGCCCGCGCCCGCTGATCCGCACCCCGGCAGATGTGCGCACGGCGCGGACGCCGGCCCGGCCAAGCGCCTCGGCCAGCCGGTCGGCGGCACGCGTGGTTCGCAGCCCGGCGAGCGTCGCCGCGCGCGCGGCAAGCGCCGGCAGAAATCTCGGGCCCGCCATCAGCCAAGCCCCATTCGCCGCCACGGCCGCCACAGCGCGGCGACTGCCGCCGGCGGCAGCGCCACCGGCGTCGCGTCCGGCATTTCGCGGCTGGAAAACAGATGCACGGCCAGCCGGACAATGCCTTGGGCGATGGGCGCGGGCAGCGCCGCCCAGTCCGGGGCCAGCCCGGCCCGATACTGCACCCGCACCCGCCCCGCCGCGCCCGGCGCGATCACCCGCACCATGCCGTCGCCCGCCGCGTCGATGTCGATCGCATAGGCATCGACCGGCAGCATGAACGCCGCCCCTTCGGCCGGAATGCCCTCGACACCCAGGATCGCGCCGACCGGCCGGGCGGCAAGCCGCTGCCAGTCGGGCCGCGCCGGCAGGATCTGCGCGGCCTCGCGCGCCAGCACCAGACAGCCGCAAAACGCCTCGCACAGGCCAAGCGCGGCGCGGATCTGCGCATCGAGCAGCGCATCCTCGCTTGTCTGGGTGATGCGCGCATGGTCGCGCGCGGCCGATCGCGCCGCGGCAAGGTCCGCAGCGGCCATTTCCGCCAATATCAGCACATGCGCCTCCCCCCTCGGCACGGCTGCCGCCGCCCGGGTCAGCTATGGATTGTCGGTGACCGGACCGGTCAGACGGTCCGTTCAAACGCCCCGGCCGCGCCGCTGCCGTCCTGGCGACGCACGGTGCCCACCAGATCGAACGCGGCCAGCCCCCGGCCACCCGGGATGCGGCCATAAGCAGGCGACGACGCACCGGTCAGCCGGTAATCGCCGCCCCCGAGCCGGGCCTGCCCGGCCTGATCGGACATGAAGGCGATGCTCGCCTGCAGCGCCGTGCCCGGATCGGCATATTCACCGATCCAGTTGCCGCCGCTTGCATCGGGTGCGGTCGCGCCGTCGGTGTCGCCGCGTGCAACCACATTCCAC